GATCCTCGGGCTGCCTGCCGCGGGCCCGCCACTGCGTGTGCAGCCAGTGGTGGGCGACCTGGAGGCGCGCCTCGAGCGCGTACAACTTGAGGTCGACGCCCAGCTCGCGGAAAGCCGCGGCGTAGCCGTCCTCCACATCGCGCGTGGACGTGGCCGTGCCCGCCCCAACGAGCAAGAGTTTCACGTGATCGTGACCGTCAGGCTGCCGCCCTGAATGTCCTGGATCAGGCCGCTGCCGTTCCACAGGTCGACCTCGAACGACGTGTTGGCGGGAACCTGGCCGCTCCAACTAAGGGACGCCGTCGCGTAGCCGTTGTCGTCGGAGAGTCCCACTGTTTGCACCGATGGCGCGGTGAGGTCCGGCGTCGCGGCGTCTGGCAGGCGCAGGGCCGCAAAGACGCTGCTGACGCCGCTATTGGCCAGATAGAAGGTGGCCGAGACGGTCAGCAGCGCCGCCTGCGCGAGGTTGAGCCGTCCGAAGCCGTCGATGTCGAATGGCGCGCCGGGCGCCACGCTCACCTGCTGCAGGGCAACGCTCGCGTCGGCGGCGATGTTGGTCTGCTGCGGGAACGTCACGCCGGCCGTGTTGGCCGCCGGGGGCAGGCCGATACTGTCGCCGCAGCCGAAGATGCGCTGGTGATTCTCGTAGGCCGCCACCTGCGCTACCTGGAGGTTGGGCCAGCCAGGCACGCCCTGGTGGATGCCTGACTGGAACCAGCCGTGCTGACACTGCACCAGGCCGCCGTACAGCGCCGGGTACATGGACCACAGGTCGAAGGTCGCGCCGCCGGCCAGGGGATCTGGTTTGGGTCGCTCGGATGACGAAGCTGTTCCGCTGAGCGCGGCCTGGGCCGGGGCGGGCGGCACGTAGCTTGGTGACCAGGCGATATTCAAGACGCAATCGCAGTCGACGTGCAGGCTCTGGTGGTTGACGAATGTCGGGCCAGCCATGGCCAGGAAGTTGCGATCATCCTGGATTGGCTGGTTGAGCCAGACACCGTTGCGTGTGGTGCCGTGCACACACTGGACGACGCTGTACCAGTGCGCTGGGTCCTGCAGCATCGTCCAGTCGGCCAGCGACTGCTCAGGCGTGAGCGCCAGGGTAAACACGACATAGCAGGGCTGGTTGTTGCTGACGTTGGTGCCGCCGCTCGCCAGACTCTCGACTGGCACGCTCCACGACAGGTCCGCTTCCTGGGTCGCCGCGGCGGTCACCCGCCACACGCGCCAGTTGCCGGGATTACCGCCCTGTTCGACTCGAAGCGTGTCATCCAGCGCGAGCGTGCCGAAGGTGTTGGTCAGATCCTGGCTCTGGCTGTCGGCATTGGAAAAATAGAGTTCGGTGGCAGCGCTCCAGTTGCGCGAGTCGGACTGGAAGGCGCCGGCCGACACCGGCGGCACGCCACTGCTCCACGTGTACTGCGCGGTTACTTGCTGGGTGTCGCTCATGCTTTCCTCGCCTGGCAGCCGGTCTGATACCACTGGGGCGTACTCAATCGTGGGTCGTGGTAGCGATCGATTTCCGAGAGCACCTCGAAGCCGGCCAGCCGCAGCGCGCGGCGTAGCGTCTCGAAGTCATAGGCCCACCGGTGATGCGACGGCTGGCAGGTCGAAAACAGCACGAAGTGGCAAAGTGCATCGAGATCCGCCAGGTCATGCCAGCCGTCGGCCCACTCGAAGGGCGCGTGCTCGGCGTTGACATAGCGGCGCGCCACCTCGCGAAAATCGGGCACCACGACGCCGATGGTCCCGCCAGGGACGAGCACGCGGAAGCACTCGTGCAGCAGCTCGCGGCCGCGGTCCTGGTCGAGGTGCTCGAGAAAATGACCGCAGTAAATCGCGTCCACCGAGGCGTCGGGCCAGGGCAGCGGCGGCACCGTCAGCACCAGGTCCACCGCATGACCGGGCACCTGGTCGACGTTCAGGTAGTCCGGTTTTAGCGCATAGGCTCCACAACCTAGGTTCAACCGAATTCCGCCCGCTGGCGCCTGAACATTGCCCTGTGACTGAAGGACTACCACGCGACCAGACTCCCACTGAATGGGAGCAATCGAAATTTGGACCACAGCAGCGACGACGATCCGGTCGGTGGGTGGAGTGCCAGACCTGTGCTCGTATCTTCTACTGCCACCCGGCGCGGATACGTCAGGCAGAACGACGCGGCGTTGCGATTCGTTTCTGCCAGATGGCGTGCTATGAGAAACGCGGTGACGCAAACCCGTTCTGGGGAAAGCGACACACGACGGCGTCGATCACCAAATTTATGACGCACCCGAACCGTCACGCGTTTGATCGTGGCCCGGGCAATCCGAACTATTACCGATTTGGGGAGCAGTTTCGTGGGAGTACGGTCCCTTGGTGGCGGTTGTACCTGCGAGACACGATTAAGGCCTGCGAGCGATGTGGTTATGATGCTGAGCCAGGCATCCTTGTCATCCACCACATCGACCGGAATCGACGCCATAACAAGCGGGAGAACCTCATCGTTGTGTGTCCAAATTGCCACGCCCTCGACCATTTTCTGGCAAAAGACGGCGGCTATGGGGGCTGGCCGGATTCTTGGACCAAGCGACAAGCACGCCTTGGAACTGGCTGACCGGTAGTCTCCGGCGCCCAGGTTCAGGCGCACGCCCGTCGCTACTGCCACCACACGTGCTCCGCGTCTGGTCGCGCCAGGGCGATCTGCTCCTCGCACCAGCCGACGTCGCCCTGCGCCCGCTGCATGGCCGCGACCGCGGCGTCGAAGTCGCCCTCGTAGCGCAGGCCCCAGGTCACCTCCTGCGCCAGCTCGCGCGGAAAGACCAGGCAGTCGGCGTCGATGTTGGCCTGGTACAGCGACCGCTCGCGCCAGATCACCTCGCGCCACGGCGTCAGGACTTTGAAAAAGAGCGGCCGTTTGTGCGGCGACTGGCACACCTCGAACCAGACAGAGGTCAGCGCATCGGCGGCGAGGATGTTGTCGTCCTGGCTGAAGCCGACCCACTCGCCGAGGGCCTGCTGGGCGCCGAAGGTGCGCTGCGGCTGGCCGTAGCAGTGCACGCCGGCGTCATGTTCGAGCCATCGGCACGGGCCCAGTTCGTCCCGCAGCTGGTCGAAGCTGGTGCGATCGATCAGGCCATGCGTGTCGGCGACCACAAGCAGCTCCACGCCATCGCGCATTGCCGATGGCTGGTGGCGCACCGACTCCAGCGTCCGCCACAGGCCATCGCGACGCTGCCCGGCGGTAGGGATCACCAGCGACAGCCAGGGCGTCATGGCGCCTGTACCTCGGCGCGCACGCTGGCGGCCAGGCAGCGCACGCCGGCGACGTCGGAGGTGCCATACGCGCCGCCGCCGACGAGCTTGATGTAGTCGACGCGGCCGCCGAGGGTGCTGTCGCGGCTGAGCGCACCGAGCACGCTGCGTCGGCCGCGCGGCGAGATGAAGTCGTTGAGCTCGTTCTGCGCGCGATTGAGTCCGACCGAGAGGTTGATGAGCACCCAGATGTCGAAGTGCCACAGCGTGGGCACGTCGTCGCAGTCGATCGGCCAGGACTGGTCGTAGGTCCAGTCGACCACGCGCGGGTAGGCGATCGGCGCCGCGGCACCGGGCGCCTGGTCGGTCTCGGTCGCCTGGGCCCGCAGACCGTCGATGCCGTCGAGCGCGCGCTTGATACCGGCCTGGATGTCCATGAGCATCGGCGAGCTCATGGCGTCGCCGATCCTGGGCCGCCGACGATCTGCGCGACGACACGCGCGCCGATCGCGGCGAACAGCGCCTCGATCTGCGGCAGGTTCTTCGTGAGGGCCGGCTGCAGGAAGGGCCGCGGCGGGATGCCGCGGCGGGAGATGGCCCGCGCCAGCGCGAAAGCTTCGCTCCGGAGGGTTGCGTCGGTGACTCGCTGGCGTGGGTTGTGAAAGTGGCGCTGCACCCAGCCGATGAGGGCCGCCACCGGCGGCATGCGCGCGCCTGGGGTGCGGCCGAACTCGACGTAGCGGCCGTAGCCCACACTCGGCCCGACGTGGCCCTCGAGGACCAGGCCGGTACCGTCGATTCGATTGGAGATGCTGCCGGCCAGTCGGCCGGTGTCGCGCGAGGCGTTGAGGCGAGCGTCAGCTTCGACCAGCAGCAACGAGGCCTGCATGGCACGGCGCAGCTCGGCGGCCATGACCTCGGGCGTCTGGTTCAACCGGCGGATCACGTCGTTGAGGCCGTCGCTCATGCGACGATCCAGTTGACCTGGCTATCAGCCTGGTAGGCCCCGAGCAGCTGCACGACGTCGGGGTCGTTCTGGGGCAGCGTGGCCAGGTTGCCCATTTGCGGGCCCTCCCACACGCCGAAGGGCGCGCTGGGACGACGAAAGTAGCGATTCGCGAGCAGCACGGTCGCCTGGCGCACCGGGTCCGGTGGCGCGTCGCTCGTCGGCCAGCCCCACAAGCCGGTGACGCGGACCTGGTAGCCCGGCCAGAAGGCGTACGGCGCATTCGGTCGCAGGCGGATCTGGGTGTAGTTGCCGTTTACCCCGGGCTGACCGATGTTGAGCGGGTACAGCATCCAGGCGCCTGAGGGCAGGCTGGTGCTGAACGACCCGTCGAGCCCGAGGTCCAGTTCAATGGCCGAGACCGAGTACACGTCGGGCACGCTCAGACGGTCCATACCGGGGAAGCCGTAGCTGGCGCCAAAGAACCAGCCGAACGGCGGACCCGGCGGCCCGCTGCCGTAGCCGGCGTTGCTCGAGCTGGCGTCGAAGATGCGCGCGCTGAGCGAGCTGTCCTGGGGGATGAAGACGCGACCGCAGTAGTTCTCGATCCAGGCCGCGGCGGCGTCGAGCGCGCGCTGGATGTTGCCGTCGTCGACGGTGTCGTCCACGCCGACGGCGGCCTTGAACTCAGCGATGCTCGCATACGTGGTGTTCACGCCTGCGCGGGCTTGTCCTCCGGCTCGTCTGGCGCCTCGGGCTGATCCTCGTCCTCAGGCTCCTCAGGCGGTTCTGCTGGTGGCGTGGGTGGCGGGGCTGGCTGCGGGTTGGGGGGCTTGGGCTGGGTGTCGGTCATGCGTCTGCGGGTCCTCCTCCGCCGTCGGGACGGGGCGCTGGGTCTCCAGTCCGGGGCCTCATAGGTGCGGCCCCGTTCTGGCACTTCAAAAGTCAAAAGCCAGTCAGTTCTTACAAACCCGTGATCTTCGAAAAAGCGGCCCCTCTCCACACAACAAAGGCTGCCCGAAGCTCTGCGAGAATGCTTTGCATGTTCCGCACGAACTGCTGGTCGATGTAGCCGACGCGGATGTTGCCCTCCTCGCGGTCGAACAGCATGCAGTCCATGTCAAAGGCGCCCGTCAGCGCGGTGCCCTGCGGCAGGCCCAGCGACTGACTGATTGGCAGGCCCCACAGCGTGCTCGGGCCTGGCTGCGAGGGCGGGCCCATGATGTACGAACCGGCGCCCGAAGTCGCGGTCGCGGCGTTCTCGCGCGCCAGGCGAATCGTCTGGTAATCGAGCGGATTGAGCGCGATCGCCGACGGGATGCTCAGGCCCGTGACGCGCACCTGGGTCATGCCCTTGAAGATGGCGTCCTGCTGCGGGTCGGTGCCGCGGCCCTGGATGTTGATGCCCGTGGCGTTCAGCAGCCCGAGCAGGTTCTCGCCGGTGCCGTCGCCCGAGATGATCTGCGACTCGAGCGTCAGGTTGAGCCCGACCATCAGGCGGCTGTCGATGATGCCGCGTAAGGCCGGCGCGTCGGCCAGCATGCGATTGGTGACCGGCACCCAGTGGGCGATTGTCCGAACGGGCGCGAGCTGCTGGGTGTACTGCAGCGACGTCTCGGGCTTGGTGCCGGAGGTACCGGTGGTGGCCGTGGCCTGCGGGACCGGAGCCGCGGCGTTGGTGAACGTCGTCTCAGCGACGTAGCTGATCGTGTCACCGGTGGTGCCCGAGCGCGGGATCAGGTCCAGGATGGTCAGTTCGCGCGTCAGGATCGGCACGCGCAGCCCAGGCTGGTAGTCGGGCGTGACGAAGGC